ATCCTGTATTAGAGGATCCTCTGTTGTTAGGTAATTGGGTAAAATCGATTACTAGACGTGCAGATGGAAAATCAGGATACTGGGTTATAATCAATGAAAGACCTTCTGCTTTTGACTTTATTCTATCTTTAGGTGCTTATGATATGCCTGATACTCCAGAATTTAAAACTGAGCTTTCACAAACTGGTTTCGTGAAAGTATCTCATTTGGAGACAGAGTATGTTTGGAGTCCATATTTTATGGGCGGAGCACAGCTATTGTTAGTTCATGATGAAGTGAGAGTCATTTTAGTACATTCTCTAATACCACGGTGGAAGAGATATGTTTTAAAGAAATGGTCAGATATTCGGATACTGTGGAGCGGAGAACGAACTAGAAGGGCAATGCAGCGTTTCTTAGTTGGAAGAATAGCAATTCAATTAATTCCAGAAGCGATGCATATACCAGCGGGGTTGATGGCCAACAATTGGTTAGTTTTACTACCCAATTTTATGCCAGTAAATCGTTTTTACAATCACATTATTATATGTGAACGAATGTCAGATAGGTGGTTTGAATTCTTAACAACGAGTTTAGAAAACCTTAAGAATATTGTGAATCAATCTTTAATTCGAGTTTTAGAATTAATAGGGGTTGATATAACACCATTCATTAATGAAGTTTGTAAAACGATAACAGAAGTAGCAATACAAAGTCTGGTATTAATTATTACTCTATTGTTGCTTTATGCAATTTATAGATTAATAGTTTCTTTCTTACCCAAGAAAGAAATCTTAACTGAGCATTCGCCTAGAACAACGAATAAGCCAGCTAAGAAATTTACTTTATCCAATAAGAGGGTGCAATTAAGAAATTATGTAGATGATGAAAATTGTACTAAAGATGAAGTGGATAATTATACAGTTATTCATGATGGAAAAAGTAAAGAAACCTTTGAGAACAAAGATTATATAGATATGATCTTTGAAGTATACTCTCAAGGAGAAGGGATAACTATGACGGGAGAATTAGTTAAACCTTATAACAGTTGTTATAGAGTTCTTGTATCAGATGTTTCGGATACTCCAACTACGGGGATATCTGCAATTAAAAAATACAAATTAGATCCTATAACAAAAGTTCTTCTAATATCTGTGGACTTAAACGGTGAGTCTACTGAAGAAATAAAAGATCTCCTCGATTCAATGTTGGAGAGATATAAAGAGTTAACACCTCATGACTATGAGGTCTTTTTCACGATAAGTAAAGAAGATCAGCTTAATGGAAATGATAATTACTTCTTACGACTTGATTTCATATATCGAAATAGAATGCAGGGCGGTAGTGTTGTAAATTACGTCAAGAAGTTAGTCAATTCAAAGAGCAGTGAGAAAGATGATTTCAATGGTGATAAAAAGAAAACCAATGAAACAGTTGATTCGATTCTTCATTTAGGAGAACAAGCTGGGTTAACAACCCATCGTACAGTAAAAACAAAACATTCTGTACTTATATCTAAATTGCCGATTAGTGATTTAGATAGTCCTAGACTTGGGGACAGATCACTAGGAGTTGGAAGTGGTAGCTATATTTATTTTAATGAACATATGGCTCAGATGAATCAGATTATCAGATTCTGGCACACTTCTATGTATTCTAGTGACACAGGTGATTACCAACTTGCAAAAGTTATTACAGTTGATCACTTAAGAGATTTAGCAAAAGCTAAAATCTTATCAAGAGAAGAAGCAATGGTAATGATAGGCAGTCAATGTCGGTTATTGCGTATGGCCTCTGTTAAAAAAGTCTTTCCAGATTTAAGAAATCAACTTTATGATTTGGAAACTTTTCTAACAATCTCTAAAGGATGTGCTGTTATGGTACATCTACCCAAAAACGCGATTGATGTTCCTGGTTATGCTAGGGATCAAGGAGTCGCGACCTACAATTTAGATGACAAGAATCAAGTCAAAGTAAGTCATTATTTAAAAATTGATAGGATATCTCAAAACGCAGGATTGAGCGTTCCGGGTGATTGCGGAGGAGTCATAACGAATATTTCAGATCGTTACGTTAATAAAATGATGGGCTTCTTTTCAGCAGGAAGCACACAATATTGGTATGGAACTTATTTAGTTCAAGAAGATATTATTGACGGAATTAATGAATATTCTGAAGTTGATGAATGGCAAAAAATGATCCTGGATGGAAAACCAAAAGACTTACCTCAAGGAAAAGAGTGTCAATTTATAGGGAGACTTATTAAACCGAGTCCTCCTGTATTTAAAACTACACTTTCTCATTGGCATGAAAGTCCTTGGAGTGATGAATTTGAAAAACAAATGGAACCATCGCCTTTATCAGCTAACGATTCTCGCATAACAGCGGAAATAATGAAGAATCAAGAACAACAACCTTCATTATTAATGGAACAAAATTCAAAGATGTGTTGTGAACTTCCAGCAATGGATAAAAATACTCTTAAATTAATTGAAGATCAATATGTTAAAGAGTACGCAGCAAAATTGAACATTAAGAAAGTTCCATATGATATGGATGAATTACTTCATTTGGCATTAAATGGTGATAAAGATAATACCTATGTCACTACAATTTCCACAAATAAGTCAGCTGGCTTACCGTGGACTTTGACACCAAATATGAAGAAAAACAACTATATCAATGTTAATCCAATAACTGGAGAATTAACATTTAATGATACGGTAGGACAATGTTTGAAAAAACGAATTGTCAAGAAATTGACAGAAGCAAAGTCCGGTCGTAGAATTATAAGCTTTAGTAATTCTAAAGTTAAAGATGCACTCGTGAAGTTAAAACACGTTCCAATCGGAAAAGTGAGAGTGTACCACTGTATAGCAGTTGATAAAATAGTTTCAGATTCAGCTTTATTTGGAAATTTCAAAGAAGCGTTTATGAAGCAATTTGTCAATATGAATCATGCAGTTGGTGCAGATCCACATACTTTTGATTGGAATGTTATAGCAGAGAAGATGAAGACACATCCAAATTACTTTGATGTTGATTTTGAAAATTATGATAAATACTTACATGGTGAGTTAATGCAAACAGTTTTTAATATCATTAGACGAGTGATTCAAGTGAATGCACCAGATGAATGGGATGTAGCTAGATCTATCTTAGC